TACCGATACTACGTTTATGCTTTTTCTAGTTATAAAAAAAGCCCAACCATTAACCCTAATAGTTCCATTTCCATCGCTTAAAATGTAAATATCTGTCGGCGCTGTTCTTATCTCGTCATAGCCTATATATGTGGGTATTTCAAATACTTTTTTGTGTGTGCCAGAAGTTTTAATTACTTCCGAGTAAACCTGCAAATCGTATTGTTTAGTCGTTCCAATACCTAGCTTCACAAAAGACTTTACCTCTTGATTTGAACTAGTAGTTGTGATTTCCACATCAAATCTCATGATTACCCAATCACCATTGCTTAATTGCGAAAAGTCGCAAGAATTTTCAATTGTATTCCAAACGTCAGTCACTCCATAGGGAGGAAAATTTTTATTTGTCGTTGCTCCTAGTCCGTCATTAGTAAGTTTTTTTGGCACATTTGTGACAAACGATAAAGGCGTTGTTTGCGTGGCTAAGTCAGCATAATCAAAGAAGCCCACACTAGCCAATAACGGCTCTGGAACTGTCGGAATGTCCGACATAATCAAAGCCGTGCCATTAGCATTTGTAGTTATCATTTTATTGGCTAACAAAGAGCTTGGTGTGTCTGCTAACTGAGTGAAATTCTGAACATTGTAAAATGGGACGCTTTCTATTCTCTGCTGACTTTCGTTTATTACTAGCGTTTCTCCATTTCTGCCTAAATAACTAGAAAACGTGTCGGTTAAGTCTATGAACTTATCCGCTCCAGTGCCGCCACTACCACCGCCTAAACCAGCAAAAAAACCAGCGTTTATAAGCCCAACCCAAAGAGCATTTATACTCGCAAAGGTTGTACTACCACTAGTTATTAGCGTTACTTCTGAAAATAACACGTTTTGTTCTTTGATTATATTAGCACCGTTTGCGGTCTTAAAATGGCAAAAGTTACCTACAGTAGTAAGTCTATTCTGGTCAGAAATAACTACCTCATCGTCATTTAGTGCTAACGAAAAGAAATTACCTGTTTGTTTTGTTATTATTAAAATATTACTCATAATTTCATAATATATACTAGCACTATGTACGGGTGCATGTTTTTGTTTGAACCGGACTCTCCTTCAATAGTAGTCACTCCTGTTGTCGGAACTGTTGCTGTGCCTTGTAAACCGTATTCTGTGTTGCCTCCATTGGTTCTATATGCGGCTAAATGTTTATTTGTTGCCGAAAATTCTCCGCTAGGATTCACTGCCGAAACCGCCTTATGATCGTGAGTTACTAAAACAGCGTCTTTAGAACCTCCTACAGCGTTAAGCGTTGTAAAATCTCCCCCATAAGCTACAATCGAACGCCCTCCCATGTTAGGTGTGCCGTTGTTGCCGTTGCAAATCGCCCATCCTAACCTAAGATTTTTTCCTAATCCGCTAGTTTCAAAATTATTACCTAAATATGTCGAATTTACATAAATAGCTTTAATGTCGAATTGTTGTGTCACATTTGCCTGAATAAAATCTAACAAAGCAACTTCCACCTCACGATGTTTTACCGCTTGTATTTCACTGCCGCTTGCTAGGTTAGAATTAATTAACGTTAATATTTCTGCGTATGTCATATAGTTTGATAGTCTAATTGTCCATAGTCAAATCCGTTATAGTCAGCCAATCCGAAAAATGAATCATTTTTGTTTGGCGAAATTGTAAAATCTACAGTAGCGTAATTTTCTTGCGCTGTTTTTTCTGGCAAATCTATCGCTTCGAATAACGAAGAGCGCACCAAATTAATATAAACTATTGGTGATTCTAAAATATCAGTCAGTAGTATAATTAAGTCTTTTGGCATTAATTCAGTTCGGTATATTTTAAGTTTAGAAGTTTTAACCGCTGTGGCTACTGTGCTTCTAGTGCTTAATTCGTACGATGTGGTAAGCTCAGTTTGCTTCGTATTTTCTAAAAACCAAGTGCGCAAACCAATAGATTGATACATGTCATCACGGTAGGCTTTGTAATGGAATTGACTAACTCTTGCGCTGTCGGTGTCGGTAATCATAAAAGGCGTACTGTAGAAGGTTTCTCCAACAGCTTGATTGATTTCTAAGTAAATCATTTTCCATCCGAAATCGTGAGGTATATTTTTTAACGACCAATATAATTGAGGATTTCCGTTATCGCTATTGGTCAATGATTCAACCAAAAAACTTGAAGTAATATTAGTTTTATTTTCTTTACAATCAACTACAAAAACTGTCCAATCTTCTAAATTTATGCCGTTTGGAGTATTTGTGATTTGTACGTACTTAAGCTGATTGTTTGGCAATAATTGAACGCCTTTAAAAATATACTGCGTGTTTATAGGGGAGTTTTCAAAATAAAACGCCTCTTCTTTAGTCCTGTATATGTTTATAATTGGTTCTACCATAATAACTCCTGATTCACATCGTTAGTTAGGCAAATATACAAAAAAACCGATACAAATTGATGCATCGGTTTTTAATTAAGATTAAATCAACCTCATCCATTCCTCTAGCTTGTTTTTACTATCGGCAAACGCACCATTTATGCTAACTTCGTACCAGTAAACACCGTTGTAAAGCAGTTGTCTTGTTGAATCAAAAACAAATAGCTTTTCGTCTTTTATTTCGTAAATTATAGAATCTACCCTGGTTTCATTGTTAATTAAAATGTAATTAGGATCGGTCACTATTAGCATTGTAGTAGGCTCGAATTTTTCTTCGCCTTTAATGCTTAGTTTTTGCTCTAATAACGAATATTCAACCTCGGTAGGGTACAATTTAACTACTTTACGATTGTTGTCAATGAATCTAATAAATCCTCTTTGTGTTCTAATCGCGTTCTGCAAATTAACGAAATCAAGGAAATCAACATGTTTAAAAACTACATCGGTGTACAGAAAAGGCGTTACAATTGGGTTGCTAGGCAAAATATCGTCTTTTTCTTTTACGATTACGCCACCTATACTTGTAGTACATTCTCCGTTGTTTTTATACCACGTGTTTTTTATCGTTACATCTTTCCAGAACATATTGCAAGTAGCTAAGTAGCTATTCCAATAGTTTCGAATATTTCTAGCGACTGAGTAGCGTAAATTTGAATATTTATCTCCAGCGTTCAAATTAAACGGCACGCTATCAAATCCTTGAATTGTCCTGTTGGTGTAAGGTATATAGGCGTCATCAATAGTGTATTGATATTTCGTACTTCTTACCCCGTCGTTTGAGTTACCGATTGCTCCGCTAGAAATTCTAGTAAGTGATATTTGGCTAGGATCAATTGAGTCCACATTATAATCCCCAGCGTTATTGTCTGGCGCAAAAATTGTAAATGCACTTCCGATTTGAAATCCTAGTAAAGTAAAATTAATCACTCCATCAGTTCTCAATATTAACTTATCCGTTGAGACTTGGTAGCTGTGTGATAATTCTGTAACCTCCGTAAATGTTTGGTCGGCTGTTGTAGCCACTGTATCAAGTGCAAAAATACCATCATCGTCCTGAGTCGTCGTATTCTCCGCAATTAATAGTCCTTGTTTTCTTTGTGTTTCAATCAAAAGAGTGTCACGTGTCCATTCAACCTCTATAGGCTTCTTATTTTCAACTTTTTTATTGTTAAAAACATATCGACTTTCTCCGTGAATAGTGTCGGCTGATCCAGCCACGGTATTTTCCTTTAGCGACTGATAATTCTTATACGCAAAAGAAAATTCATTAACCATATACAAAGGGTTGAATTCTTTTGTCATTTCGTCAAATTGCGTGTTCGGAAAAACAGCCATTTCATTTGAGGTATAGTAGTCAGTCTCGCCTCCAAAAAACACTTTCCCTTCAGGAGTAACTTCGTAATCAAATCTGATTTCTGGAAAAGATTTTTCTAAATCTTCCAAGCTGATATTAAAAGGCTTGTTTTTTATCGACCTTAGCAAATTACCATTAAGCAGTCTATTTCCGTACAAATCGCCTCCAATTTGAAATCTTGGCGCAACTATTTCCATGCCTGAAATAGATTTAACGATTTGTGAAGCTACTTCGTATAGTCCAAATGACGGACAAATTGAATTATAAGAAGTGCTTTCCGCTGTTGCTTCAATTGTTAATCCGCTTTTTATTTCTGTAAAGCATTCAAAACGAGGGTCGCCCACTACATTTGTCTTTGACTGGCGAACTTTAAACTGAAAAAACACCCAAACACTATCATCACGCTTAACATCTGGAATTGAAGCCGTAAAATCTCCAACATGAGCAAAAGAGCGATTCTCTTCGAGGTAAGTGTTTAGCAGCACGATTTCAGTTGCCGTGCCTAAATCAGTACCGTATTTTACAACTAAAGACATTGATACATAGCCGCTTCCCCCGTTGTCGGTGTCTGTTGATAGTTTTAAATCAAGTCCTTTAATATTTATGTTTACGTTCTTAAGATTGTCTTTTGCTTTTACTATATAAAACTCAGAAATAGTAGCTGGATCATTTCTGTTTTGCGTTTTTTCGCTTGCATTAAAAAAAGTAGAGCTATCTTCAACACCTTGTTCAACCAATGATTGACAAGGATTAACATAGTACCAGTTAGTGCAATCGTCACCTGTTGGGTTGTCGCTTCCTTTAGCGTCTAGGTTCTCTGAATAATCTGTGGTTTGCTCCCATTTTGATTTTTGGACCAATGGTGTAGCTAGCATTAAAATGTTATCTGGCACCAATGGAGAGATGTAATCGCCATCAACATTTTTATCACTAAACAAATCAACCTTTACCGTTCTTCGTCTTTTTAAGATTTGATAATCAGACAACGGTAGACCTTTTATTTTTATGTATTGATAGTCATCAGTTTGGGCAGTAGCAAAATCTAGCTCACAAATATAGGTGTTGTTTGTGTCAATTTCTATTTCCAAGTTGCATTTGGCTTCAAATCCGAAGTGATTAAAATAATACAATAACTGCTTAATATGATGATATCGCATGTATGTAAATTCAAACTCGATTTTATCGCCATTTAAGGCAATGTCACGAGCCATGCCGCCAGTACGCTGTTTTATATTGAAATCAACATCAGCAAAGCCTATTGGCTCGTCAATTTGTTTGCGTCCGTAAGTATCTGAAAGAAAATTTAAAAAGAATTTCATATTATAAGATGGCTTTATTTTTACACATTAAAACCAGTACCCGAGGCACGATTTGCATTTCTAATTGTTTTATTACCTTGGTATTCTACATAAGAATTAAAGCCTTTTTTATCGTAAACAGTTTTACTTATCTGTATTTTACTAAAATGCTTAGCCATGACCCTGTCCAATTCATCAGCAGCCATGCCGTTACTAACTTGATTATTTAACATTACACCACGACTATTTAGCATGTATTCCAATTCTTTTTGTTGCCATTGTTCAGGCGTAAAAATTTCAGTGCCTTTCGGTAAATCAGTCACTACATCACGCCCTTTAAACTGCTGAATTTTGCCATCTGGGGTAACAACAGTTTCAACATAATTAGAACCTCCCGCATCATTAATCATTGCCAATCCTCCACCGTGAACACCTCCATCAAAGTACTGTGGAATCTTTTGAGCTGCGACTATTCCAATTTGTGCTGCTCCTAAAGCAGCTATAATTGCAGCGGTAATTCCTGTAGGATCCTTGATAAACGAAGCTACAACCGCCTGAGCCGTATCTATGGCTATGTTAAATATGGCTTGTTTTTGTTTTGCTTTATTTTCCCTATTTGCTACCTCTTTTTTCTTCTTCTCATAATCATCCTCTATTTTTTTTCTTGCTGCCGTGCCTTCTCCAGCAAATCGAAGAGCATTTTCTTTTTGGCTTTCTAAACGTGAATATTCAGCATCAAAATTAGCTTGTGATGCATTTGAAATGAAATTGAACGCTTCTTGTGCGCTTTCTGATATTGCGTTGAATGTAACGCTTGCATTTTCTCCAAAGCCATCAATCTCATCATTAAGTATTTTGAAAGTATTAGTAAACCCACTTTGATTAATAAAATCGCTTGTGAAATTGCCTAAATAGTCTTTCATTGATTGCGAAAGCTCCTTTAAGTTTTCTACATCCTCTTTTTTTGCTGGCTGTAAAATAGTTGTTGATGCGGCTGGCAGTGCGTTTAATTGAGTTTTTAACTTAATTAAATCGGCTAAATCTTCTTTAGCTTTCTCTATTACTACTGCATTTTTTTCTTTGTATTCGGCTATTTCTTTATTAGTCATTCCTAACAAAGACTTCCCTTCTCCAACTATTGCTTTTTCTTGTAACTCAGCTATTTTAGCATTTATTTGGCTAATAGTATCAGCTACAGACTTCAATTCAATAGCTTCTTTTTTGGCTCTTTCGGCTTTAGTGCCTTGTTTTTTATCTTCTTTTGTGTCAGAAAAGAAGTTGAAATTCATATCCTTTGAAATCTTTGCAGCATCTTCTTGAAACTTTTTAGCAATGTTTATATTTTTTTGGGCAGCTTGTTGACTTATTTCTATTTCCTCTTGTTGTCTTTTTTTCTGAGCATCAATTCTTCTTTTTTTGTCTTTTTCATATTCTTGTGCATTAAATGCTCCCGTACCTAATCCACCTGCTCCACCTGCTGATATATTAGTTTCCTCTAATGTATTTTTAAACTCTTCTAATGACTTTCTTCTGCTTTTCTCTGCTTCCAAAGTGGCTTTTGTAGCTTCTTCCAATGCTAAGTTAGCCGCGGCTTTGTAAAGCATCATTTTAATATAAGCATCGCCATTTTTTACTAATGCTCTTTCTGCCTCGTCAACACTTGTAACTAACCCGGTAGTCTTACCAATACTCTCATTATACTGTTTAACTACTTTTTCTTTATCAATAAAACCTTTTTTAGCTAGACCAATATTAATTGTTAGCTCGTTTACATTTGTAACCGCTTCTTTTACACCTCCTTCTTCAAAGGCCTTATTTAAATATTGCATTCTTAATTTTAGATCAGAAATAACTTCTTTACCTTTTATCATTTCTCCAACCCATTCTATAAATTGTCCACCGTATAAAGTAAGCAATGTAACTCCTATGCTTAGCAAAGTTGACCAGCTAAAAAAAGCACCCGCCATCTGTCTTAAAACACCTCTACCCCTAACTCCCTCGGCTGATGACATAGCCAATGCGGTAGTTTGTTCTCCTATAGCAGAAGCTGCTTCTTCTGTAGCTCCGTTAAGTATAGCTTCTTCTTTTGCCAGTAATCCTTTTTGTAATGCAGATTGTTTTAGCTCTTCCATTAAAGATTTATTTTCCTGTTTAATTGATTGTATTGCGTCAAATAAAGCTGGAAAGTTGTTAGAAAGAGCCATAAACCCAGTATTTATGCTATTTGCAAAAGCTGGAGCTTCGCGTGTTAACTGGTTTATTGAGTTCCCTAGAGCGTTAAATCCGCCAGAATAATTTCCTACATTTCGAGTATATTTCCCTAAATTAGCATCTAAAGCTTTTAATTCAGCATCTAATCTGTTAGCTTCGGTGCTGGCGTCTAAAAACTTTTTACTAGTAATTCCATATTGCGCCCCCATGTTTTGAGCATTTTTAAAAGCTTTTTGATGCGCTAAACTTAGTTTATCATAAGCTCCAACTAAATTTGAAACTGTTTTAGCTTGGTCTAATGCGTTTTTATTTAGTATTCTTTGGTTAACAGCTTCTTCGGCGCTCATTTTGTTGTTGGCAGCTTTAACCTCTGTTAGTTTTTTTATTTGAGCCTGCAATCCCTGAATAATTTTATTTTGCCTGTCTAATTCCTCATTTAATTTGTTAGAATTTGTCACCAAGCTGTCCAAATCACTAGGAGCAGAAATGCCTCTTATCGAAGCGCTTGCTAATGCTGCATTTTTGGATATATTTATCAATTCTGAATCTGTCAGAGCTAATTCTTCTTTTACCTTTTTTACTTGCGCAATTGCCTCCGTTGCAAATATTGAATCAATTCTGTTGCTAGCCATATTAATTTTTTTTAGATTTTTCTTCTAATATTTTTGTAAGAGCCACCCACTCAGCAACGCTTAATGTTTTTGCGTTTAATGGATGAGGGTAGCCTAGTGCAATTGTTATTATTTGTATTTGCTTAATCAAACTACTACTTTCTTTTCTTCCCTCAACTACTAATTCCTTTTCAATTAAATGAATTTGCGTTTTGATTCCCTCAACCCCTGAATTAATCAAAAGAAGCATTTCTCTATCGCTCTCTAAAGTATTTATTTCAGGAATTGTAAATCCGTGTCTTTTCAGCTCTTTTACCATTAATAAACGAGTTTCCATATCATCATCTCCAAAACCCAACCATAAACGATTAACTAAAGACTTTGCAACGAAATACTTTGTTTTAAGGGTTTCAATTTCGCCCCATTTTTTAAGCCTATTGATAAAAGAATTATCATCAATAGCTTTAAAGTATTGGTCTAGGATTGTTTTTTCAATATTTGATAGTTCAGCATTGATAATTTTCTTTTGTCTGCCATCATATCCAACAATAAACCAATTCAAATCTTTAGTGCTTCTGTATTTATCGAAGTTGTATAAAGGTAGCGTTTCAATGCTATCGTAGTATTTAGTCTTTTGAAATATCATAAGTATCGTTTTATGTAATTCATTAATTCAGGCTGTAATATTTCGTAGTTTAATATTCTATTACTTTCGCTATCTAATCCAAATAAATTATTATATCCTTGAAAGAAATCATATTTATCAGCTGTTGTATCTATTCCTGTTGAGAATATGTTAAACGTATCTTTATCTTCAAATTTAAGGTTTAAACCTCTATAAAAAGCACCTGTATTAAAGAAATCGTATCTTTTGCCTATCAATTCTCCACTTCGGTAAAACCCTGTAAAAATAGGGTTATTATTCTTTAAAGGCTTGTCATCGCTACCAAAACCATCTATAAACTGCATTTTATTTAAGGTAATAATGCGTTCTTTATTATCAATAATAACTTTTTTTTGCTCATCAACTAAATTGTTAATGACAAAATCGCATTTGTCCATATAATCGCGAATAGTTACCATGTGTCAAATATACAAAAAAAGCCGTTACTTAAATGCAACGGCTTTAATAACTAATTATTTGATATTTACGCCACAGCTACACTATCTGTATTTGACTTGTAGAATACTCCAGCTAAAGTTTTGACTGTGTTTTTTAATGACACCGTGTAAACCTGAGCCGCTGCCGTTGCGGGAACTGTTAAAGAATATTTCTTTGTCGTTGAGCTGTAAGATACAGCACTCGGAGTAATCGAAACCCCATCTTTTGTAACTGCAAAATCAGCTACTAATAACCCTTCTACTGGATGAGTTTTGTCAAGTAAATAAACCGAAACTGTTATGGTAGTCGCTGCTGGTGCAATTGGCGATACTGTTATAACTGTTTCGTTTACACCTTTTAATTCGGTGTAAAAGAAATCTAAATTATCGTTTGTTACCCACGAAATAAGTTGATCTACTTCGTATCTTTCGATCATTTGGAAAGTTACTGTTTGACTCGCTAAATCGGTACCGTTAGCGTTCATGTATTTCCCATTTTCAAACATTCCCAATGTAAAACCTTTCGGTTGACCTGATTTAGTTTGAGTCATCCACATCGTGTTGTCTACGTCCCAAAAAACAATGTCGTAATCTTCGTAACCTGAAAGAGTTGTCAATGCTGTGTGAAAGTTTACCCCATTGTCAAATGTTGCTGTTTTTTCATAAGGATTTTTCCCCGCCACAGCTTTTATTCCTGTGCCAGCTCTAGTTACAATGTTGTCGTCCGCTGTTGCGTCCTCGAAAGTTACAACCCCTTGCAACATGATAAGAATTCCATCCTTTATTAAATCTTCCATGTAATCTTTGTCAATCACTTGACTAAAGATATATCCTTTTTGAACCAATCCCAAAGCTCTAATAAGCTTCATGTTTATTTGGCAACCTGCAAGCCCCGTTCCTTTTACTCCATTCCCTGAACAGTTAATAGAGTTAATTTGTTCTTGTAATGTCATTTTATGTAATTTAATGAAATTAAATTTTTAATTGTTTTTTCGTCTGATAGTGAAACGGTTTGCCCCACTAAATAAACTTTGTTTAGCGTAAATTGCTTTACTACTTTAAAAGTTTTGTCTTTTTTAACTGCTTTTTCACTCATTATGTGAACTTTATTTGATTTATGCAATTGTTTGTAAATCGTACCCTAGCTTCTAAAACTATCACATTCCACACATCAACTGTTTTATTCTTTTTAGTTTCCTCAGAATAGTTCGAAATTCTATTAGCTGTGTAATTACCTCCAACAATGCTCGTTGCTCCTGACGTTTCTAAAGCCCTCAAAACATAACACAACAAAGGGTTAAGTGTTTTAGTGTATTCTGAATCCCAAATAATAGGATTGGTATTTGTAATGTGATTTGAATTTTTAGCTAAAATAAGTCTAACGGATCTTTCTACGTTTTCAGGATATAGCTTTGCTGTTTCTTCGCTTTCAACTAGCCAAATCAAAGGATACTTTTCTCTTGTTGTAGCGATAAACAAGTTCAGAGCGTCTTGACTCCCCCAATTGAATTTCGGCTTAAACAGCTTGTTTGAGCTGTCTGGTACTTCTGGCAATTGTGAGAATATTTCTCTTAATAATGTTTCAACAACAATCATAATCCCAGTTGATTTTTTACGTTATAAACTTGCTTTTGTGTGTTGGGATAATCTACCTCGTTATCTTCTAAATATTGTATCAAATTGACTTGTTCGCTGTCATTTCCTGTGAAATAATCCTCGACCAAAACGCCATTATGATAGTATCTTTTCGAAAAATAATTAAAGCATTGTCCTTGATATTGATTTACAAAATCATTCCAAGACTGAACCATCCTTTGTGTAGAATTAACCCCTATTGAATTTGAAGCGTCTAAAACTTTTTCGCCCGTTCCTGTTAGTAATGATACATTTTCTTTTAAAAACTGATAATATACGAAAGGAACTAATAAAGAACCTTTATAAATTCCCTCCATATAAATTAATCCTTTCCAAGTAAATGTTTTGCCGTCTTTAACGTAGTTTTTTCCGTTTACTAAATCTTTCCATTTTTGAGGCGCACCAGTATTTAGCGCGCCATCTGTAATGTTTAAATCTAGCTCTTTCCATAGATTATAACCTAAAGTGTTTTGCAGACAAACCCTAACATATTGGTCAATGCAAATTTCTAAAACAGTTGCGTTTTTTGAGTCCATTTCGTCAATATTCGGAATGGTATATTGCTTTTGAAAATAGTCAGGTGTTATTATGTACATTTTATTTTGCTCTTTTTGGTTTTTCTTCTAAGCTAAAAACTCCTTGTTTTGCTCCAGCATCCAAAACTGATGGGTCTTTTATGTCTAATTGTGCGCCTTTTTTATGTTCGCCCCAATTTTTCAATAAAGTAACTACCATTATGCTTTGGTAATAGCTGTTTTAATTGTATCAATATCGTCATAGATAAACGCTTGCTCATCTAATTTCTTAACGAAAGCGTGCATTCTTGATTCAGCCAAAATAACGAATTGATTTCTAATTAAATCGTCGTTTACCCATCCAATAGTCACATTGTACCCCTCGTAGTCTGTAGTATTATACTTTGACATATCGGCTACAAAGATTTTACCAGCAGTTATCGACTCCTCAGGAATAATTGTAACGCCTCCGATATTTACTTGATTAAACAATGAAGCTGATGGATATAGCGGAAGTCCTTGTTTGTCTTTTGCAGAAACTAACTGAATGAAAAAGTCGTTAGGATTTACCATGACTAAATTAGCCATATACGGCATTTCGTCTTCGTAATTGTGAGTAGTCGCGATGTCTGTAATACACGCATTAACAACGTCCATAAAATTAGGCTCTACAACTTGTAAGGCTAAAGCTCCAGCGGAAAAAACACGTCCATAAGTTGTCGCTCCTTTTGGATTCTCCCCTAATCCGTCTCCTGAAAGAACAGATTTAGCTTTCTTTAAATCATGTTTCTTTCTTAAGTAATCGGTAGCGATGTTTTGCAATCCTTTAACATCGTAAACTGACTGCTTCGTTAACTTCATCCATGCAGCGATTGTTTTTGGCGTGGCATACTTTGTGTCCCATGTGAAATCAATTTGCGGCTTCAACGCTCCCTCAGCAACAAAAGCATAATCCCCATCTTTTGGAACCGCCTCTGTATAAGCATATGAAGCTTCTGAAGTTGCTAATTGAGTTGTTAATCCTAAGATTTGCATCGCTCTTAAATTTACAGGAGATAAAGGTGCTAATTGAGTACCTGTCAAAGCTGGTGGAGAAGTATTTGTTCCGTTTGCCGTTGTAATCAAGGCTGGTGCTTTTATTACCATTTTTACAACTCCAGATTTAGCTTCAAAAACATTTTTAATGTCTTCTGATTTTGCAGCAATCTGAGTTACTAATTGATGTTCAAAAGATTTTTCAGTTTCTCCTGAACTTTGTTCTTTTACTGACATAATTTCTTCTTTAACCTCTTTTAATTCGTTAATCAACGGTTCTGTAGCGGTCTTAACTGCATCTGAAATAGCCTTATCAGCTTCCGTTTTTTCGTGCGCTTTTTGCGCTGTTTTGTAGGCATCCAATTCCTGAGCCGTCATTGCTTCAAGTTCTGCCGTAGTCTTGTAAATAAACATAGTTTGTTTGTTTTTTAAATTACACTTAATTTTCGTTTAATCGTTTGAGTGACTTCTGTCGGCTCTTCTTTTTGAGTGTCATTAGACGGCTCTTCTTTTATTGTTTGTTTTTGAAACTTTGATAGTAGTTCTTTTACCGAAATCATTTCAGTATAAACTTTTAAATCTCCAGAAATAGAGTCTACAATTACCTTGTCAAAATCCATTTCATGCTCTTGTAGTAATAGATCATATTTTGATTCTGTCAAAGTTTTTTTCCATAACCCCGCAATGTGAACATCCTTGTGAGAATCTATCACATTTGACGGAGATATAGCTAATTTAACCTTTAAAGTGTTTTCGTCAACTATTTCAATACCTAAAACTGGAGTTAAGAAGTTAGAGCCTTTTACAACTGCTGAGCCCTCAATGTTTTTCGCCTCGGTAATCGCCCAAAAGTACTCATCTACATCATCTCTATTCAATACAAGGTCTATATATTTGTCAAAGTTTTCCTTTTCCTGAGTGTATTGTGATTCTTGCGAATCGTAGCAAAAAAACAGTTTCATATATCTCATGCCTACGCTATGATTTAAAACATACCCTTTTAAATATTGGTCAAACATGTAAGGATTTCTGTCTTTTTTTATCACAGCCTCGTAAACAAGAACTTCAATTTTGCTTATATTTGAATTATAAGCCTTACTAACAGAATCGAAGAGAACGCTTGAAAAATCAGTCTTTTGGATTTCCGCTTTTTTCCTATGTATAGCAAGTTCCTTATTTGCTAAAATTTCTTGTAAATTCATTTGTTAACCGTTTTATCTTTAGACAAAATATTCTTTTTTTGTTGTAAACTAGCCTTTAAATTAGGGTTTAAATCTTTTTTCTCTAGCTGTTTGTTAATTTCGTTTAATGTTAATCTAGTACTCATAATCTTCTAACTTTAAGTTATTTTCTTTTGCTAAGATAGCGTTTTCTAGTCTAATTTTAACAGTTTCCGCTTTTTCCTTTTCAAACACTTGATTGAACATTAAATGCTCCCAAGTCATAACTAAGTCAAGTTCGAATATCCTTTTAAAGCCTTCCATTAAATTATTGGCTTTTGGTTGCTCAGAATGCTCAACGTGTCTACCTATTGCCTTTTGTTGATTTTCGTAAGTGCTTCCGTTTTTACCAGCAATAGCAACGTCTAATAATTCTTTTGGTATTCCGAGTGTTGTACCTATTGTAAGATAGTCACTATTCAATGAGTTATCTAATCCCAAGTTAGCAATGTCATCAACAAATCTACTGATAGTAATTGGAGTTTTAACCGCGTGAACATCTTTACTTGAATTGGCTATTGATTCAATTGAAATCTTTTCTTCATCGCCCATAGGTAATTCTGAAATATTTTCAATCGAGTTATTCCCATTAACCATAAACTTTTTAGAATACTCTAAGTTTTTGCTTTTAGCATCCATTGCAATCTCTGTATTTGAGATTGTTTTATACAAAGAATCTAACCTACTAGCACCACGCATGAAATTGTCGGTCATACTATTGCTAAGGTCGTAGAAAGGATAAATTTCGTCTAACGGTATTAATTTAGTAGTTCCGTTATCTAGGTTATATTTTACTGTTTGTGTTCTTAATTCTCTTAATGATTTGCCCGTTAAGATTAAATCTTTTAGTTTATCAGTCAAACTTACTTCCCAATCTAGCTTTGCGGGATTTAGCCACTGTATAGGGTAACTGTCATTTAATCCTTGCGCTTTGTATGGTTTCCAAAGATAAGCCGTTCCGATTCCAATATAAAAACGATAATCCCAAAAAAATTGGGTCCATGTTTGGGTAAAATTAGGCTGTGCTTTTATTGTTTTTAAAACATCTGTATTCTGTCCGTCGGCATCGTCAACACGTCCAATACTAAATAAATCAGCGTTTAAAGAGAAGCATTTCATTAGGTAAGGATTAGATAAAACTGCTCTAATTTTATCCTTATCACTTGCAAAACATTGATGCTTAGCTTTAGAGCTGAACATCGTGTAAAACCAATTGCCTGAACGGTCACGCTCTACGTTTAAAGGCTGGTAAGAATTGTAACCTATATTAAAATTAAAACCCATTTGCAAGTATTTTAGGCAAATATAATTAAACTTTTTTAATAATTCCTATTTTTTGTAAATATAGGGCAATATAACGAGTAGGATCAATTAAGTGATTGTCTTTGTCTTCAGGCTCTTCTTGTACTACTCCGTACTTATCGACCTCCCTAGAATAGTTTTCTTGCTCGTATGCTATGTTTTTTGACGTATCGGTATAATAAACGTCTAAGTTTTCCAACAAATCAATACCGTCAAGAATTGATCCCGCTATTTTTGGCGCGCCAACTGCACGCTCCCATCCTGCATACCTCAACGCACTAATTTTCAAAGGACGGTTAGTATCGCATATAATATCATTCTTCTTTGATATGTTTAGTTTTGTAAATAGCCATGTAACAAAGCCTTCGTTTTTCCCTTTGATATTTTCATGTTCTAAAGGGGTTAAACGATCTTTCCATTTGTCCTCACTTAAATAGTTAAGCTCATGAAGATATAGCTTTCCATCGTAATATTTAGCCTCAACAATTCCGAACGCATCAACTTTACCCCAGTCAACACCAATGTAAGATTTTGCTTCAATCTTTAGATACTCAAAATACGAAATCTCTTTCCAATTAAAGATTCTGTTTGGCCTTTCTGCTTTTACTCCTAGTCCATAAATATCCCATTTGGTTATGCTGGCACTTCGTTTGTCTTCGTTTAGAACACACCTCAACAGCTCTTTTAAATGCTTTTGCTCGAAGTTTTTAGGGTTAGAGTCAAAATTATAGGATATACATTCATTTTCTTGTATTAATCCATTTTCAACTAAATAGCTTCGTTTAATTGGTTGGTAGCTTAAAATTTTTGTGCGTTGCTCAGTAGGACAAAAAGGATTGTCTTTGAATGTAGAGTGAATCACAATTGTTCTAGGGTCTTTCTTTAAATCATCTATCCAATGATCTTTTTTTGGATTCCAATCTAAAAAAATAAAGTCACTTGTACGTTGGTCGATTTGATCGAATGTATCACGGCTAATTTTATAAGGCTCGTTTAACCAAGCCGCGTCTTGTGTCAATCCGTGTACTGTTTCTTCGTCATCAGTACCGTGCATTTCAAAGGTTGATTCACTGGTGTAAGAAAAAATAGACTCTGTTTTATTAAAGTCTTGACCTTGTTTATATCGGTTTGTAGATTTAAGACGTTTTAATGTATCGTTTAGTACAGTTTTTCTTATGTCTGTCTTTGTATCACGCCATGCAGTAAGTCGCTTATTGCTATTGCTACGCGCATAAAGGTCAAAGCAATCAATAAGGCTGTAAGTTTTAGAACTCCTAGAACTTCCTTCATTAATGATATAACGGTATTTTCTAACGCCATTTTCGGTAAGAGCGTGTATAGCTTCCCAATTCTTTTGAAATACGACAGTGTTTTCAATTGTCATCGTCTTCTAATGGTTTAACTATTTTAATCTGATAGGTAGTGTCTGTTTTAACTTCTCCTGTAAGTTCTTGATGTATCTTATCTCCGTATTTTTTAGGATTAAGCTTTGACAACTCCCATTTCTTAGCGTCAATCTTTAGTCTTTGTAACTGTACCCAAGCTGAGTCTATACGTCCGCTTTCTGGATCTCGTTGCGGTTCTTCGTTGTAATCCTGCTCGATGCTTTCAAACTTTAGTTCGGTTCTTATATCGGTTACATACGCGTATTGTTTCGATTTCTCAACATCTTCTTCAATCCATATAAAGAAAGTACTTGAAGATAATGGTATTTGAGACAGAGCAAAACGCAATGATTTACCACTTTCAATCATTTTGAAAATGTTATTTAGTATTTCTTCTTTTTGTTCTTCATTATATGCCATGCCCCAAAGATACAAAAAATATTAAACAAAAAAAAACACCCCTTAAAAAAGAGGTGCTTTTCTACCACTAACCAAAAAAAAATTAATTATGAAACTGCTGTAAAATTAATTAATTGTTTTTTAATATCCTAATAAAATTTAGTCTCGTTAATAGCGAAAGACTTTCCTCCGCTCAATAGTTGCGTGATCGTATCTTGCAATATCCACAATATGAATGCTACGAATATAATTACTGTTGTTGTTAGAAATG